CCGTGAATGGCAGGAGCAAGGGCTCTTCACTATCGTAGACGGTCCAAGTATAGATCCAAGATTACTTGTTGATAAATTGATTCAGTGGCGCAAGCTGTACAATATCGAAATTGTCTGCGCAGACGGATTTCGAATGGATCTGCTGAAACCATTGCTGGAAGAAGCTGATTTTGAATATGAATTTTTACGAAATCCAGGAGCGATACAGTCAAAGGTAGCTCCAATTATTGAGGACGGATTTGCGAACGAAAGATTCATTTTTGAAAACGACAAATCAATGCTCTGGTATACCGATAATACATTTGTTAAAGAAGACAAAGACGGGAACAAGAGATTTTTGAAAAAGGAACCGCTGAGACGAAAGACTGACGGTTTCCATGCCTTTATTGCAGCTCTCTACAAGAGAGAAATCATTCAGGAAAGTACTGTTGGAGACTTTCTTGACGTGATTGAAGATTGGGAATTTTAGAAAGGACAACAAAATGAACAAACGAATGAAGAAGAAACAACAACTTGAACAAAAGATTCAAGGCCTTGAATGCGAGCTTGCAGTAGTAAGCAAAGAAAACATGGAATTATTGAACAAGATTAGTTCAATCAGTGCTGAATTGAATACTTTGAGCCAGTCCGTGAAACGACATGAAGATATTTGTGGACAAAATGTTGAACAAACAAATAAAGAGTTCGAATCAATCAAGAAGGAACTAAAACGCTCTAAAAAATCTTTCTTCAAACGATAAAAAATATCCGGGTGGGTGGTAGGCAGAAAATTTAAGAAAGGAGGAGGTGCCTTGGGATGGCTAAATTTATTCAAGCGAGAAGTTCCAGAACCAAGTTTTGAATTTGATGAGCTGGAGCGGATCTTTGGAAATCTGCAACTAAAGAGCCTGTCGATTGACAAGGCTGCTGAGTTCGTGGCCCGCATCTTTGCAAGGTCTGAATTTAAGTTCATTGAGAATGGAAAAAAGAAGGCTACTGATTGGGATTACCTACTAAATGTAAGACCCAACAAGAATGAGTCTGCTTCTGAGTTTTGGCAAAAGGCGGTTTATCGCTTATTGACCAAAAATGAAATACTAATTTTCTTGTCGAATGACGATCAGTTATTGAGTGCCGACTCATACATCCGACAGAAATATGCTGTGTTCGATGATACATTCACATCTGTGAGTTGTCAAAACTATACTTTCCAGAAACCATTCAAGATGAATGAAGTCATTTTCTTGCAATATAACAACAATCGTCTTCAAGAGTATTTTACTCAACTCTTCAATGATTATGAAAAACTACACACTCGACTGGTTGAAGCACTTGCACGGAATAATCAAATCCGTGGAGTACTCAGCACTAGAACGAATGCAAGTTTTGACGAATCAAAACGTGAAAAGATGCAACGATATGCTGACGGACTCTTTAAATCATTTACGACCAAGACAGTAGCGATTGTCCCAGCTCAAGAAGGAATGGAATATTCTGAGCTGACCAACACTACAGGAACATCAAATCTATCAGTAGATGAGCTCAAAAAGCTCCGTAGGCAATTCGATGATGAGGTAGCCGACATCTTAGGAATCCCAACTGCGTTGATGCATGGAGATATGGCTAATCTGGAAAATAGTCAGAAGATGTTTAATAGCTATTGCTACCAGTCGCTTGTGAAGAAAATGAGCGATGGTCTGAACTTTGCTTTGCTCAGCAAAAGCGAGTACAAAGATAATAAGCGCCTTGTCATTGTTGGTGAAGGGCAAAGAGACAAGTTCTCTCTTGCTCAAAGTATTGACAAGCTGATTTCTTCTGGATCCATGCTCATCAATGAGGTCCGTGAGGAACTTGGCCTTGAAGCTGTACCGTGGGGTGACAAGCCTCTGATCACTAAGAACTATCAACTTGGTGAGGATGTAGAGAAGGGAGGTGAGAAAGAAGATGAAAGTGATTCCGATTAAGGGAACCATTGTGTCGAACAATGACAGTTGGATCTATGATTTGTTCGGCTGGGATTATACCGCTCCGAAGAATGTCACACTTCCAGAAACTGGTGAGGACATCGAAGTCCACATCAACTCTGGCGGTGGTGATGTGTATGCTGGTAGTGAAATCTATACCGCTCTGCGGTCCTACTCAGGGAAAGTAGTTGTTAAGATCGTGGGCATTGCTGCAAGTGCAGCAAGCGTCATCGCTATGGCTGGTGACGTGGTAGAAATTAGCCCTACTGCACAAATCATGATCCACAATGTATCATCAAATGTTAGTGGAGACCACAACACTCTACTGCATGAAGCTGGAGTGCTTGAAGGATTTAATAAATCTATCGCAAATGCTTATGTCGACAAGACTGGCAAGGCATTGGATGATTTATTGAATTTGATGAATGAGACTACCTGGTTCGATGCTGAATCAGCAGTAAATCAAGGATTTGCCGATAGAATCATGTTCGCTGGAGAAATTGCTCCTACATTTGCTGCAAGCGAAACTCCGATGATCCCACATGATTTTATTGACAAAATGAAGTCAGCAATGACTCCAGATGTTGATAAAATTGCCGAATTGGTAGCTAATAAGCTGGAAGCTCGACAGATTGCAAAAGAGACTTTTGAAAATAGTGAATTTGTACAAAAAAGATTCACCCTACCAGAAAGTCCGGAAAATAACACAAACAAGGCTGTAACTAAAGGGTTCGGTCTTTTTGCATTTTAGAAAGGAAAAATAATAATGACAATGAAATTATCAAACAAATTCAATGAAATTCGTCAGAACTTTTTGAACGCTGTAACAAATGGCGCACCTCAAGAAGAACAAGCGAAACTCTACAACGAAATGATCGAGTCGATGACAAATGAAATGATGGAACAAGCTCGTCATGCTGCTCATGAGGAAGTTTCAGCAATGAATCCTTATGATGCTAAATTGACTGCAGAAGCTCGTGAATTCTTCAACGACATCGACAAGACTGCCCCTGTTGGAGTAGAAAAACTCTTCCCACAAGAAACAATCGACCGTATCTTTGATGACATGGTGAAATCCCGCCCGCTCTTGCAGCATATTGGCTTGCGCAATGCTGGCATCCGCCTTAAATTCCTCAAATCTACTCAAACTGGTACAGCTCTCTGGGGCAAGATCAACGGGGAAATCCAAAGCCAATTGAAACAAGCCTTCAACGAAGAAGAAGCAATCCAAAACAAATTGACTGCATTTGTAGTCATTCCTAAAGACTCTGAAAGATTCGGCCCTGCTTGGTTGCAATCATTCGTATCCGCTCAAATCACAGAAGCGTTTGCTGCTGCTTTGGAAGCTGCATTTTTGAACGGTGATGGAGATGACAAGCCTATCGGTCTTTCTCGCACTCTCACAGGAACTGCAGCAAGCGGAAAAACAACTTACGCAGAAAAAGCTGTTGAAACTACAAAACTTACATTTGCGGACTCTGCAACAGTTGTCAAAGAATTGACAACTGTGTACAAATATCATTCTGTTAAGTCTGATGGCAATCCAGTGGCGGTTGAAGGTAATGTCGTGATGGTTGTCAATCCAGCGGATGCATGGGATGTTAAAAAACAATATACATCGCTTAACGCTCAAGGTGTGTATGTGACTGCAATGCCATACAACTTGATCTTGGTTGAGTCAGTTGCTCAAACCACTGGCAAAGTGACTACATTTGTCAAAGGTCGCTACGATGCATTTGTAGGTGGCGGAATCGAGTTTGGTCGTTATACAGAAACCTACGCTCTCGAAGACTTAAATCTCTACACTGCTAAGCAATTCGCTTACGGTAAGGCCCATGATGAAAAGACCGCTGCTGTTTGGAAATTGGAAATCAAATAATAGGTGGTGACACCGAATGGAAGAAACAAAACAACTTCATCCGCTTCTAGGGACATTCAAGGAGCGGATGAAAATCTTTCATGATGCTGAAGACGGGAATCTTTCAAGGATGTTAGTTTCATCCGAAAAAGCAATTCTCGACTTAACAGGAGCTTTTGATTTGTCAGATTCTCGCACTGAAGAGCTTGTTTTGGAACGTGCAAGATATCTGTACAATGATCAGGTCGAGTTTTTCTTTGCAAATTTTCAAGGAGAACTCCTTGAGTTATCACTTCAAAACCACCCAATAGGAGGAAAAGAGTGCTAGAAACAATACAAGATTTCTTTGACTTGAAAGAAAATGTTGTCCGACACGTTGGAGACATTTTTGAAGTTGATGATGATCGAAAAAACGAATTGATGAAGAAATTACCTGATTTTGTAAAAGAATATGATTTAGTAGCTTCGGACAATCCAAACGAAGACGTAGTTGTGGAAGATGAATAAGCCTGAGTTTAAATACAAGAAACCAGAAACCAATACAAGTGAATTAAGAACTCCAGTAGAATTTTATAACTCAAAAGTACTTGAAGGGTTAGATGGCCGGGATGTGAGCTTTGAGAAAGTATTTTATACATTCGCAAAAATCTACTCACCTAGCTTAAAGGATATCGAAATTTCAACAGGAAAATCAATGACTGCAAAGATGACCTTAAAAATTAGAGATCCTTTAACAAGCTATCAACCTGATAATAAGCATTTTGTACAAGTGAATGATCACCGATTAGAAAATAAAAAATGGCAGATTATTGACGTTCGTCCCGATTATGACAACCGTGATTATTTAATTGTTGTTATTGGCGGATCAAATGACTAGTGGTGCTATACTAAGAGGCTTCGATGAAGTCATCCGGAATTTAGAAGCAAAGCTTGGCGATGCAAAAGTAAGAAGATCTGCAAACAGAGCCTTGAAAGGCGCAGCAACTGAAACACTTGAAGACTTTAAAGTCGCCCTACAAGTTTTTAAAGATACCGGAGAAACAATCGAAAGCGCAACAGTCGGAAATGTAACGGGTGCTTTTGAAGGGGTCCCAATGGTTAAGCTTGGTTTTGGTGCTGGGTCACGTTGGCGGTTGGAGCATTTGAATGAATTTGGATATGCCAAAAAAGCCCATCCAAGAGGATTTGGTGTTATCCGAAGATTTTCGGAAGCCAACAAAGAAAAATTTAAATATAGGTTAGCAACTAAATTGAAAGGAGAAGGGCTTGGGTGATTAAAGACAAGATATCAGAAATATATGATGCTCTGATGAGCGATGAGGAACTTTCTAAGATCACTATCAAATCATTTGAGCGTCCTGAAACCTTACCAACAGATCAGACGAGTATTGTTATTATCCCACTAGGGCCACCTATCCAAAGTGACCAGGGAAGTAATACAAGCTTTTCGAAAACATTTCTTTATCAAATCAATGTTGAATCGGCCAACCGAATTGAATGCAAAAAATTGCAAGGGTTAGTCGAAAAGGTGATGGAATCGCAAGGATTCTACCAAATTGCTGGGGGTCTTGATGAATGGATCCCTGAAATCAAACGCTATGCAGATGCCAGAACTTACAAAGGGAAGAGCAAGCTGTATGACGATTATTAGAAAGGAAATTTAATATGACACAACAAAAACAAGGAACTGCTACAGTTGGTTTTAAAAGCCTTACAGTTCGAATTTTGGATGGGAATCAAACCATCACAGAGGGAGAAAACCTCTTTATCATCCAAGGTAAAAAAGGAGAAGGTGCGACTCAAACCGCAAAAATCTCCGGTCTTGCTGTTGACCCTACAAAAACATTCGGAAGCAACATCGCTTATCATGTAAACAACCGTGGGGTTGGAGATGTCAAAGTAGATCTTGGTCTCTTGGACATTCCAGTAGCGCTTTACGTTAAAGCTCTCGGCTATGAAAACGATGATGACATCCTTGACTTTGGAGCTGACACAGTTTCAAAAGATGTCGCTATCTTGCTCGAATCAAACACTCCAGATGGTGGTGGAGCTTACTATGGATTCTACAAAGGAAATCTGTCAATGGATGCAATCGATCTTAACACGATCAAAGATAAAGCTGATGAGCTTGCTACAACAGATGTATCATTTGCTGCAGGCGCAAGCACTGATGAGCAAACTAAGAACAAGTACGGTACAATGTACTTTGGTAGCGATGAAACAAAAATTAAGAAATTGAAAGCAAAACTTGGTATGGCAGTAGCAGGATAATAATTGGGGCATTTAGCCCCTTTATTTATCTTTATATCGTTGTAAACCTTTACAATTATTGATATAATAAGTTGTGGAGGTTTAATTATGAAAAATAAGAAAAATACAGTTTTATTGACATTAACGATTATGATCACTTTGGTTTCAATCACTCTGGCTCTCCTACTCGTGAATTCCAACAGCCGATTATCCAAGGTACAAAAGGAACTAGCGAGTGTAAAAGAAGATAAAGACATGGCCACCAAAATAAAAGACAAACTTTCTACATTTGTGTCAAACACAGACCATGATTTGTTCTTGGAAGCGACTAATTTTGTGTATGATCTAAATCATCCGGTTAATTATAAATTTGGTAACGAGGCACTTTTTGACAAAACTCAAATTGCTGTCAGCGAACCGAAAAAACAAACTTCCGGAATGCTTGCAATGAACCATGATCCTAAAAGTTTCATCCCGGTTACGGCAACACTGACTATAAAAAATAACGACTCATCGAATATTGAATTCAATCCAGGTAAATTCCTTGCGAGCGATGATAAAGGGAACTACCTTTCTTATGATTCTGTTATATCTAACGAGGACACTGTCGCTGTCCAATCAAAAAAAAGCGTTGTTATACAGGCAGGGAAAGAAGCAACTATAGCTATAGTCTATGCGATGGATAATGACCATTCGGATAATGATGTCAATAAAATTGAATTCGGAAGCAGTACTTGGACTAAATAGAAGAGGCACCAACAAAGGTGCTTTTTATTTTTGAGAGGAAATGAAAATGGCAAAAATTACATTTATTATGAAAAACAAAGACGGTGAAGATGTAGTACACTCAAGTAAAGAGATTACTACTCGTGACTATCGTGACTATCTTGTGTTAAACGACTCGCTCACATCTGACAAGACAGAAGTTGAGAAATTAGATCAACAATTAGCTTTTATCGCATCACTGTTTGAAGATGTGACCGTAGAGCAACTGTTGGAATATACAGATTTTGCTAAAATCATCGATGTATTTACAGAGATCTACGCTCATCTCGTAGGTGATGTGGACCCAAAGGGGAAAAAATAGATCCAAAGAACGCATTAAAACGCTTTTACAAATTTGTCAAGGAAGTTGCTGACGGACCATATAATATGAATGTCCATGATGTGATGGAATTAAGCTGGGAAGATCTGATAGGGATTATCGATCTTGATAAAGATCAAACTGAAAATGCGTCTTTAGATCTATCTGACATTTTTGGAGAAATGGAAGCATAAAGCCTCTTTGGGCTTTTTTTGTTTGTAAAAGGAGGAAAAATGGCAGGTGGAACGCCACTAGGACAAATGTATATAGAATTAGGGCTGGACGTGTCAAAGTTCAATCCTAGCTTGACAAGTGCAAAGAACGCTGTGAAGTATTTCCAAAATAATGTAAAAGCACTCGATAGCACGTTGAAAAACAATGGTAAGAGTACAGAACTCCTCAAAGCAAAATACAAGTCTTTAGGACAAGCCATTGAAGCACAGAAGAAAGTACTCGATCAAATGAAGCAGAACTTCGACAAGCTCGATCCCGGATCTGCTAAATTTGACAAAGCTGCTGCAGATATTGAGAGAGAAAATGCAAAATTATCAGCAATGGAAGGGCAGCTATATAAAGTTGAACAAGCATTGAAGGCTGTGGGCCGTGAAAATAGCTTTTCAGGCAAAATGGAAGCACTTGGGAAGAATTTGGTCAAAAGTGGAGATCATATTCAAACATTCGGTAAGAAAGTTTCTGATTTTGGTGGAACATTGACAAAAGGTGTCAGTGCTCCATTAATAGCAAGTGCTGGATTTGCCTTGAAAGCTGCAATCGACTATGAAACGGCATTTGCAGGAGTGAAAAAGACTGTAGATGGAACTCCGCAACAGTTTGATAAGTTATCTGCCAGTATTCGTGAGATGGCAAAAGAAATGCCATCAAGTGCAGTTGAAATTGCAAATGTTGCAGAAGCAGCTGGACAATTGGGGGTACCAATCGGAGCAATCAAGGACTTTTCTAAGACCATGATCAATCTTGGTGTTTCTACAAACTTGAGTTCTGAAGAAGCAGCATCATCAATTGCTAAAATCGGTAATATCATGCAAGTTTCTGGAAAAGATCTTGGCACTTGGTCAGCACACTTTGGATCAGCGGTAGTAGATTTGGGTAACCATTTTGCAACAACAGAACGTGATATTGTTGAAATGACCAACCGTTTGGCTGCAGGAGGAAAGCTCGCTGGACTTACAACACCTGAAATTTTAGGTCTTGCCACCGCAATGAGTAGTGTTGGAATAGAAGCTGAGGCAGGCGGAACTGCAATGAACCAGACGCTTACTGGTATCGGAAAAGCTGTTGCTGGCGTGGGTAAAGGAGCAAAAGAAAAACTTCAACTCATTGCAAGCACAGCAGGAATGACAGCCGAGCAATTTTCTACTGCCTGGAAGCAAAAACCAGCTGAAGCTTTGCAAGCATTTATTAAAGGGCTCCAGAAAGCTCATGAAGAAGGCAAAAACATGGATGGTATCCTTGATGAACTCGACATGTCTGGAATTCGTCAAGGGAACATGCTAAAATCACTAGCTTCTGCGTCTGACAAGATGGGAGAAGCCGTCCGTAGGTCAAATAGTGCGTGGAAAGAAAATACAGCTCTTACAAACGAAGCTAAGAAACGTTACGAGACAACAGAATCCCAGTTGAAGATCTTCAAGAACCAGGTAACAGACCTGGCAATTGAATTTGGTGGTCCATTGTTAAAAGCTATGAACTCAGGTTTGGAGGCTGTGAAACCATGGATTTCAAAGCTTGCCGATATGGCTAAGGCATTTAGTGAAATGAGCGAGTCTCAACAACAGAATATCATCAAATGGGGACTGCTTGCAGCAGGGGCAGGCCCGGCCTTATCAATCCTCGGTAAAGGTATCGGAGTTATTGGAGGTATCACTAAGGGAATCGGCTTCCTTACCCAAGGAATTGGGAAAGTCGGTGGAGGGTTATCTGTTTTAGGCAAGACCTTCGAATTGTTTAAACAAGGAAACAGTCTTTCTTCTGCGTTTAAAACAGCAACAACAGGGATCACAGCAACAGGAGCGGCTGCAGAAAGCGCAGCAACCAGCACATCATTATGGTCTAAAGCTCTTGGCTTTTTGACCAGCCCCGCAGGATGGATAACTGGCGGTCTATTAATTGGTGGTGTTGCCACTAAATACGCTTTAGATGCCCAAGAGGCGGAAAAACGTACTCATTTATGGGGGACTGCTGTCAATGAGTTACAATCTAAGGAATTGAGCGGATTGTATGATAAAGTACAAGAAGCTAACAAAGCTATGATAGACTTTGGTTCTGGATCAACTAAGAGTGTCGAAGAAGTCCGTAAGAGCGTGCAAGGTCTTGGGCAAGATATCGCTAATTTAGTTGATAAAAACACTCAAAAGAAGATTGAATTAGCTGAAAAATTAGGACTATCTAAGGAATCACAACAAGCAATCACAGAGGGTGCAGAAAGAACTAAAAGAGTAGTTAGTGATCTAACTGGTCAGATCACAGATATCTACCAAAGAGCAGCAGACCAACACAGGGATATCACTAAGGAAGAGCAACGTATTGTCACAGCTAACCAGAATGAGTTAATTAATATCCAACTCAAGAACATGAAGTATTCTGGTGCCGAACGTGTCGCAATCACTAAAGCTATTAATGGTGAGATTAGCGGTTTAAATCGTGAGCAAGCTCAACGTTCATTGACTGAAATTTTAAGGTGGATGAACGAGGAGAAAAAAGCCTATGATGACCGTAAGAAGCTCTTAAAAGATGCTCTCGATAGCATTAAAGGAACAGACGCAGAAAGTGTAGCAGCACGTAAGAAAGTTACTGCTGAACTACAACAGATCGAAGCAGACCACAACGCTAAAATGGAAGCATATGGAGTGCGTTATGCTCAACTGGTCAAGAGATTCCGTGAAAGTGGAATCGATGGAATCGGTGAGCAAGTTGCTAAGATGTACCAAGAAGCCTTCGAAAAGACTGGTTTATCTTTTGAGGAATTTGAAAAGAAAGCCATTAAGGCTGGAAACTCAATTCAGCAAACCAGCTCCCTTTGGGCGCACGAAATAGACGGTATGTCTGAAAAACAAATCCAAGCTAATACAGCGTGGAACGCTATGACTTGGGATTTGAAAGAGGGCAAACTTAAAACCAACGCTCTTGAAATTGTCAAAGAAGCTGCAAGCGCAGAAGATGGCTGGAATCAAATGGAATTCCTTTTGAAAAATGCGAATCTTGAGACTAACGCTAAAATGATGATTGGTCAAGCGCTTGTAGAAGTCGATAAGTGGAACTCATTGACACCAGAGCAAAAAGAGTTGGTAGTTGGTAATAACCAAGGTATGAAAGCAGTACTCGACAGCAAGACATTGCTTGAACAGTACAACGCAATGCCAGCGGAAGTCAAAGAACTCCTGATGAATAATACCGACTTCCTTTCGTCTGGTGAACGTGCGACTGCCATCATTGAACGCTGGAACACACTGACCCCAGAGCAAAAAGAGTTGATCTTAAAGGATGCTGCAAGCGATAAAGCTGAACGTGTTAGACTAGCAGTTGATTCGTTGACTGGTATGGCTCACGTAGTCAATTTGGATGCTGAAGATAAGACAAAGAGCGCTATCGCTAGTGCTATGTCTAGCATCTTAACGCTACCAACCGATCATAAGACAGACTTGATAGCAACTCCAGACGGTGTAACGCTTGGGACTAACCAAGCTATGGGCGCTTTGGGATTATACAACGGATTTTCTGTACCAACCAAACAAATTACCGCTGATCCAAGCAATGCCACGAATGGCGCACAACAAGCGATTAATAAGCAACAAGAATGGAATAGCACACCATCTCCTGT